AACGATATCACCAACCTGTACAGCGACGGAAGCATTAGCCTTAGTCAAAGCAGAAATTGTTAGATAATCATCATTTTCATTAAGATATGAAATTATTCCATTATTAGCAGTGCTGAATTCGGCTCTGTATAGGTTGAATTTGATATCTTCGGTCTGGAGTGCAGTCCAAGTGGAAGCATTCGCAGAGATGAACGTTGTTCCAATGTATGGGTTTGAGAAAATCTGTTGTCCTGTGGAGATATCAATTCCACCAACTTCTGAAGTCCAAATAGTGTACTCTGGTGAGTCACCGTCTGGCTTGATCATGAAGGCGTATAGACTATCCTTGGTTAGGCAAACTAGATCGCTGAAATCAAACACTGTCTCAACAGCACCATTAGTTGATACTGAAACCTGTGAAGAATCCAAGTGTTTCTTAGCAAGAACCTTGGAAGTGTTTGGATATCCATTGTACATTTCCATGATGTATGCAGTTACACCAAGAGAAGCATCCTTTGATTGGAAATAAACACCTGCGCAATTGGGTCACCTCTACTAGCACCACCAGCACCATTATTTGAGTTATTGCCACTATTGAACAAATTAGGGTTTGATGCTCTTGAAGTAGGCTGTCTGATAGGAACAACTACGGTATTCGTGTTTACAGTAGTATCACGAATTGTGTTTGTTTCTGTGTAAGAAGATGAAGTAATAGTAGGAGAACGAGTAGTTAGAGTGTTCTCTTGCGTAGAAACTGATAGACTTGAAGCTGTGTAAGTAGCTGAAGCTGTGGTTAGGATAGCACTGTTACCAGTGATGATGTTTGAAGCATCACAAAGGGTAAACTTACGATCACCAGTTCTGAAAGAAGCTTCTGGAATTTTGAACATACCAATGCAGACACCATTAGCATCTGTTTTTAGTTGTGTTCCATAAGCAACTGTTCTATTAACAACATCTGATTCAGCACCTTGTAGGAAGGTAGTGTTACCACTTAGTACTCCCTGCGCGCATGCGCTTGAAACAGCCGTGTCATCAAAATAGGCGTAAACCTTAGTTGAAGGCTTCATACCGGTAGCAATGAAGGCAACTTCACGGCTTCTCATGTATGGGTTCATGCTAACATCAGTGACATAGGAACCAAAGCTGTAGGTTGAAGTTGTAACATCAACATTTAGTTGTGATACATCTCTTGAATTAACAGTTGTATTCGTTGTTGTGGTTGTAGCAGTCGTAGTTGTAGCAGTTTTTGATGCACTCGTTGAAGTGCTAGTTGAAGAAGCTGAAGATGTAGTAGAACGCCAATCACCAAAAACTGAACCATATGGAGAGTTAGCGAAATCTTCCCATGCTGCCGCTAGATCAAGGGTAACGTTTGAAGCTGGCAACTGTGTTTCATCTACGAAGTGATCGTATTCAGGATATAGAGCAATTTCACCATTCCACTTCCAAACGCTTTCAGCACAATTTCTGTACTTAGATGCGTAATTCTGTGCGATATAGGTTACAGTGCTGTATGGAAGTGTTAGCTTAGCTCCAGTGACTTGAACTGAAGATGAGGTGTTGCTATCATAAACGTAATCAATTGCAGTTCTTTGGATGAATGGACGCATGACGCTGTTTGTAGCATCATTAGCAACCTTATATTCAAAGTTACTGACATCTCCAAAGATGTGAGAATTAAATGGGTCCGCAAAGATACCGTTCTTGAAACGATCAAGACCGGAGCTATCCGTTACAGTCAAATCTTTTGCACTCTGTTCAAGAGCATTTAGAGTGACATAATATTCAAGTCTAGATACGCGCTGATCGATAGTACCGATATCTCTCTTTGTGTAGTTACGATTGGTAACTAGTGAGATTGAAGAGCCTAGATCGCTACGTGAGTATGCTTGACTTTCTCTTGTTGTTAGTGAAGGATATGCAGGAACATAAATTCTTGCAATCTCCATTGCATCCCCTTCAGATGTAGGTCTTAGTGGATCAAGAGAAGGATTGCCGGTTACTACATGTAGATCACCGTCTTTAGTGATCGTTAGAACGTCAATTCTTGGAAGATAATATTCAATATCAGCTTCGAAATTGCTATCAGGTTCAATGATGTATGAGCCGGTTGAAACGTTATTGAATGATGTATTTGCAGCGGCGGGGTTAGTCGTAGCTGTGTTTGCATCGATAGTGCTGTTAGCTGTATTGAAGCGTTGTGGTCTAAAATCAACTAGCCCTCTAACGTCAAAGCCATTATATCTAGAAACCTCACCAATAGAGATATTAGTGCTGTTAGCTGTCTGTCCAGCGTCAACGAATGGATAGGAATCTACTGAGAAGAAGCCAGCACCAGCAGAAGTGTTTGCTACGAAGTGATCTAGCTTAACTAGAATTCTTGTTCCAGAAGTGATTTGGCTCTTGTACGTTGGGTTTAGAACTAGAGATGCATGACCATATACGCTATCAGTTTGACCATTATTTAGATAAAACCAATTGCTTCTGTCTGGATTTGAAGTTGAATAGGTGTTACCAACGTAAACAGCCTTAAGGGCGTTGACATCAACAAGACCTAGATTCCAAGGTCCAACAGTGTTTGAAGTAGCGTCGATTTTAACGAAACGATCTTTCTTGATTTCCTTCTTAATAGAAACCGCATTAGTTCTAAGAACTGGATAGTTTGCGTAAACTAGTTGAGTTCCTGAACCACCTGTAGTAACAACTTCAGATGAAACAGAGAATTGTGTGTTTGAGATAACAGAAATGCTACCATTGGCACCACTCGTATTAATGATTGTGCCTTCAACCCAAGCCTTCTGGAATGTAACAGCAGATGCAGTAGTAGTAGCGTTAAGTGTCATAGAAGTAGTGTTAGCAATAGCTGTAATTCTTCTTAGATCGCCAGTAACAGGGAAACGAATGTATTTGTCTACAGCAAACAATGTTGTGAAGCTTGTACCAACTCCGGTAGCAGTAGTACCAGATACAGAGATTGTACCAGCTTGGTTAGCACTGTAGGCAGTAGCAGAAAGAGTAATATCAAATCCTAGTTCAGCAGTATCAGATAGAGCACCTACAGAAGCGTTCAGACGTTCATTACCACCTGCATAAGGGGTATTAAGAGTGAATGTAGCAAATCCGTTAGCCTGTAGAGTTGCAGAATTGGTGTCTCTGAAGATAAACTGAGAGTCATTTACACCAGTATTGCTAGTTAGTCTGCGAATTGAATCTACACCAAATGGGAATACTAGATTATCCTTGGCTGAATCCTTGATAACTGCCTTGCTGCTTTCTAGTACTAGATCACCCTTGGCATAACCATATGAGCTAGACATATATACAGACTTAACATCATTTGCGAATGATTTTCCGCTATTCATTGTGATGTTGAAGATGTATAGACGATATTGGCAGGTAGTTGAACCCTTGTTGCCAGAATTGTATACGTATCCGCGAACGTTAGCTGTACCAATGGCGTTTCCAGTTGGAGCGGCTGAAGCTGCCTCGACATCAGAAATAGAAGTCTGTGCAGCGTCGTATAGAGTTACTAGACCAATGTTATTGATATCGAAGATACCCAATACTTCCTTAATTAGGATATAATTTCCATAATTACCTGTAACGATTTGGGAGTTAGAAGCCTGTGTTGTTGTAGCTCTTGGCCCTGTAGTTCTCTTTGAACCGATAAGTTCAACGCGATATCCGTTGACGTATCCAACTCCGGGTGATACTTGATAATCCATCAATGCTGTGTTGCCCGTAGACTCCACAAGAGTTTCTACACTAAAAGGCTTAACAACGAAATTACCGGCTTCTTCTCCAGTTCTCTTGGCAATCTGTTCACCAAGAAGGTTGTAAGCAGCATCAGTGTTTTGTTCTACGGGTTGATAGTCATTGAATTCTGCGATAGGATAGAAGTTGCTATCCTCTGTTAGAGTAGTTTTATCTACAGCAATTAGAACGGGTTCTAGCTTTAGACGGTCTGCACCGGGAGCAAGTGAATTTTCTGTTCCATTAGCGTTATCAAGAAGGCTTGTATCTTGGTCGCTGTTGATGATACTTTCATCAGTTTGGAATCCAACAGCCATGTTAGTAGTATTTGTATCATACTCTCTAACAAGGGTAAGCTGTGGAGATACCTTAGAGAAATAGCCCTTTTGGTAAACAATACCATCAGAGATTTTAACTGAATAGGCAGTTCCAATCGCATTGGCGGTTGAATTTGATGTTAGAATATTGATGGTGTCATAGACGTTATTTGCGTCTAGAGTGCCAAATTTTGACTGATTGCTATTATAAACAGTGATGGTTTCTCCGGATTTGAATGAAGAAACGTCGTTATTAGCTAGATCAACGCCAGTTGTAATATATTTTAGATAGATACGGTTTGTGTTAGGAAAACCTCCCTCAAAGCCTCTCTTGATGATTTGTGGAACGGCTCTAACGCCAAAGCTGTTAACTAGGATACCATTAGAAGGCATTCCGTCAACAGAGGCAACTGTATTACCATTGAAAGTGTTTTTTAGGTGAATAAAATCTTGGTTAGGGTTGTATGAAATGCTAACACCATCAACAATTGATCCATCCTTAAAGATGTGATTTGCAAATCTTGATGTCTGATTTTGTAGGATAGTCTGAATTTGGTTAAGCTCCCTAGTCTGTACAGCTAGAGCGGGCTTGAAGAGAACCTTAACGTACTTCTTATCCTCATTGTAATCATCAAGGTAAGGATATACGGATAAGTCAGTTGTTAAGTCGGTCATACAGTGTCCTCTAAGTTTATGATGAATCTAATCTTTTCAGATTTATTATCTACTCTATTTATGGGAGTTGAATTAAAATAATATAATAAATCGCCAGAATTTCTAATTGTATCTTTATTTAGAGGGTTTGTTATTACAGAAGAAATTCCGGATGTCTGTCCAACGATGGTTTCCCCGTTAGCGAAATTGCCAGAAGCATAATAAAGAGATAGGTATGTGCTATTTGATGATAGAACAATTCCATTTGCTGATGTGTTGGAACCTATGACAGTTTCACCAACTGTAAAGGTTGCTGTAGTTGTTAGGAATGTGCCATAGGAAATATCTGATGAAGATGATGAAGTGTTTGGTTGATATAATAGAGAGAACTGTCTGTATGTAAGGTCTGTATCTGGAAACTTATATCCGCCATCCCCAAATGCTCCATAAACTCCTAGCTGTGAAGATTTAAGTTCAAGCGCCGGATCACTTCCATGTCCATTTTTAGGAGAAATGGTTGAAGAGAAACTTACATTAGATGAGCCATAATTATTGGCAGTTGTGACACTGACATTAAGATAGGTATAATTAGTTCCGGGTGTCAAAACAGTAATATCTGTGATAGTTCCATTTGCTGCTACGTTGCTATATGCGGTTACACCAGAACCATCACCAGTAGCGATAACTTTAGGTGAAATGACGTAATTGGAATTAACCAAAATGCCCGGAGCGGGTGAAGTTAGGGAGATGTAAACACCTGATGAGTTTGAAGATGATTCACTAATGTATCGTAGTGTTCCGGCTCCTCCACCACTTAAAATGAATAATGATGAATTTTTGTAGATATTAGTAGCTGGAGATGCGGTTTCATCAATCCTAAATGTTGTGTTACTCATCACCTGAAGAATTCTTCCGGAATTTGTGATAAAATTATTTCCGCCATTCGTAACAGCGATATTATCGATAGTTCCGGGTACAGCAGCCGATATCACGGCATTATTAGCAGTTACAGGGATGAAGCTTAATGAACCGAATTTTAGTAGATCATTAGCAGATACCGTAAACATATACTTCCAAACATATCCATCTGATGTCTGAATGAAGTTTGATGTCATTGAAGTTGGCTCAATAGTTGATGGTGTTCCACCAGCATTCTTGATACATTTGTATACGGAATTGAGACCATTTATGATGAAAAAGTTATCAGTGTCTGTATTGTCAGCATTGTATTCAGCATATACAATACCGGTAACCCATGTTACTCTCTTTATAAGAAAAGCGATATCCAAATCATCAATTCTTTTACCGTATAGCATTTCTCTATATGTTTTATTAATCTGATTGGTTGAATATACTACAGGTGGTGGAGAACCTTCGTCAACCCAAGGTGTCAATCCTCCAGCAACCAAATAGTAATTATTTGAATCAATAACGTCTTTCTTAATCAAATTTAGAATATGTTTAGTTGTGGATACAGACATTTTATTCCCATCTCTTTTTATTATTTATTCAATAACTATTTAAGCGGCAATCCAGTCTGTACCATTCCAACGTAAACTGAAGCCTCTCCCGATAGCGATAGTTTCATTCGTGCTTATATTGATTCTATTTGCTCCTGTAGTAAGCTGGAGAGTGTTTGTTGAAGTAGGTAGATTTCTAATAAACATCAACTGTCCAAAGAACATACCAGCAGAAATATTATTGATTTGAATGCCAGTTGTTGAAACAGTTGCTTCAACAAAGATCGTTGGAGACATTCTATGATCGATATCTACTGTCTGTGTTGTTCCACTAGAGTAAGTTACGGCTAATGTGGAAAGTGAAGCACTGATTAATTCTGTTGTGGTAGAACGCACAGTGTAATCTATTCCATAGACTGGTGAACCGCTGCCTACGATTACTCCGCTAGCTGTTGATGGTGCTCTGTTTGTTAGAATATTTTTGATATAGGCGGTTCCGCTAACATTCACGAATTGAACAAGAGCGGTTAGAACAGTTACAGGAACGTTCATACGTAAACCATCAATTAGGATGGTTGCTGATGAAGAGGTGACGCGAGCGGTTCGTAATTGTGTTCCGGTCGCACCTGTGTAATCAAGATCGCCGCCCCTTATTGAAATGGAGGCATTTCCATTGACTTCAAAAATACGTCCAGTTGATGCACCAGATTGAGATGCCTTTATGTTTGGTTCAATAACTAACATATCTGCTTCTGTAGCTTCAAAGATAGGATTAGCTTGTCCTTTTTGAATAGCCGTAGGATTGACCACACGAATTCCGGTAACACGTCCACCAGAAACACCACTTGCTAAGAAACCAGCTAGATCGCCATTTGCACCACCAGTTTGATTTGGATTAGCTATAAATTTGCAATCAATTACTTCGTGATCCCTACTGTTATTAGCATCTGCATAATCGGCTAGAAAGTTGTATCCATTACCTCCTATTGCAGTGCAACCTAGTGCTCTAGTTCTTCTTCCTCGAAAACCAAAGCCAGCGGGATTTCCAATTTCACCTGAATATGCATATTCTGCTATACAAGCGATGAAGGTAACATCTTCTGCATCCGCATGAGCTTCGAAAGCGGCAGTCTTACAATTAAATCCAGTACCACCAATAACAGTAGTTCCTACAGTTCCTCCGTAATTTTCTACGAATGCTGTAAGGTCTGTTGCTGCCGCTGCCGAACATGAATAGACATGTCTAACGTCAAACCCTGATGGATTATAATGTCTTCCATTGAAACATCCTACTTCTTGAATAAGATATCCAAATGCGTCATAAGTTAAACTTGTTCTTATTACCTTACCCGTTAGGTCTCTAGTAACAGGTTCATAGCAAGATACTAGGCGTAGAAAACGTTCTACGAGATTGGTTGCTGTAATACGTTCAAGGTATGGTTTGTAATATCCGGTTACGGTAACATATGGACTTGACCATGTTATATCAGGGCTTACTTGGCCTTTAACATAGAAATTACGCATAGAGAACTGGTAAGTTTCATTATGGATAGCCACGCGAGGATTAGTAGTGTATGTATTACGTAGACGTGAGTATAATTGTATCGTGCCTGAACCAATTGCTGAAACTCTTGCGAATTCAGCAAGTTTTCTATTTTCGGCTGGGTCTTCTCCGGGTATTAGATTATCAGAAAATACTTTAACAAGTTTTCCTACTGCGTAGCCAGTAGTACTAGCAACAGTTAGTGTAGTGACTTCGTTAAGAAGAGTTACAGTCCCGTTCGAAAGATCAACTGTTGTTGTGTTGTCGATATTGGTGATATTAGTAACATTTGTATAGGCTGCTTTTGCAGCAAGAAGGGATGTATCACCTACAATTTGAAATGAACAACCGTTACCATCAAAATCAATATCTTTATCTGTGATAGATACAGTAGAAGATATATTATACGTTACACCTTTCTTTCCTTGAAAAGGTAAACCGGAAGAGCAAGCGGTTGCCCAAGCTGCTGTATCCGCAGTAGCGTCACCAGTACCAACCGATTGACTTGAATTGAAATAATCTAAAGGATACCGTCCAGATTGGAAGAAATCGTTAAGTTTCTTTCTAACAGAAAGTCCAGCTTCTTGATTTTCAATAAGTGACATTAATTAATCTCTCCAAACATTAGTATCTAGCCAAACTCCAACATCTTTCCAAAAACCGTTGAATAAAAGACCTGCATTTTTACTATTTAGCACAAAGATGGGGGACATTGTGACTGTATAATTATTAGATAATACTATGGGATTTCCAAGAACATCCACACCAGAAGCATATGACGAAAGATCAACGGTTCTTGTGGTATTATCAGCGCTACAAAGATATCGCCCAATTTTACCATCACTAGTTATGAATGTGGCGTCATTAGGGTCTCCCCAAATATATCCATTAACAAGTAAAGCGATAAGATGTTGAAGCGCAATTCCTGCCGGTTGAATAATTGATTTTGTTGATTGATCAAGAATTCTTATATTATTGAAGCCGAAATTATCTACACCATAAAAAGAAATTTGCGAGGCTCCACCAAGTCTACCAGAAACAAATTTTCTAACAACATAAGCAGCCGCTAGAGCATCTGGCATTGGATTATTATCTCCAGAAACTAATGTTCCTGCATTGTAGTAATTATTCCAAGTGCCTTCTGTTGATACAATAGGATGATTTATAATATTACCTCTCATGGAGCCTTTAATTGATCGCGCTATTGCTGCACAAATTTCAGGTTCTCTTGGCTGAACGTACATATGTGTAGCTACTTCATCAACAGCCGATGCGTAATAAGCTTCAGCTTTACTATTAGCGAATGTTGAAACTGAAGCGGAAAGTATTTTAGCATTAGGATCAATAGTGTTCCTAACGTTACATAAAGCTAAAGTTAATTCCGATAGTTGTTCAACAGTTCCTGTCCAGAATTGTGCTAGGTCAAATTCATTCCATGTTTCATACTTATGAATTCTTCCCGCATATCTAGACATCACTGATGTGCAATAATCTATCCAATATTGAATATTTGTTGGTGGTGTTGGATTATATGAACCAGTTGCTGGACCAACACCACCAGTCATAAAGAGTGGAAGTGATCCAAGAGTAAGCGTTATTTCTTGATTGTGTGATTCTGCTATCGACACTAGAGCATCAAGACGAGAATAGTTATAAACGTTACTCTCGTTGATGATGGTTCTGCCTGAAGTTCCTGTGTCCCATAATCGAATAGCGCCTTGACCAATATCAAGGAAAGGAGTTGTGTAACCTAGCCATCCGTTAAGTGATGCGAAATGAATGCTAAAGAACTCGCGTGGGATGCGTTCTCCTATATCGTGTCCTCTTGCTATGATCCTAGCACGATTAGTCATTTATAAAACAAACTTCCAATTATATCACCTGATGTGCCTACTGTTGCTCCAGCTTCATCAGTTGTAATAGCCCATGATATTCCTGTAGCGAATGCTATACCTATATCAGAAGAAAATGCGGCTCCACCGCCATTTGCTAAGAATGGAATAGTAAAAGTAGGTGTATCTGTTCCGGGAATTCCGACTGTTGCTTTATTATATATTTGGAGATATCTAATTGATGCTGTAGTGTTGATAAGGTTACTCCAACCATACAATTGACCAATACTAGCTTTAACTACTCCAGATGTAGCAGCCCTAACGCGAGATATTGATAAACCACCGCTTGTTTCCGGAGCAATAAAAACTCCTCCATAACCACTAGCATCACCTGTCCAATCACGGCCCAAGCCACCAGCGTCTTTAAGACCAATATAAACAGGAGCACCAAGTCTATTTTGACCTGTCTGTGAATTACCTCTTACAGTTACAACACCATTAAATGTACCTTTTCGGAAGAAAGCCTTTATCGAAACAGAGCCGGTAAATGTACCTGTAAGAGTTAGTTTTAGAAATTTACCTTGTTTGCGAAATAGAAAAGCACCTGTACCGGTAAAAGTGGATGAAGCTGAAGCATTTTGAGTACCTGATGCAAGATCACCAGTCATATTATTGTATGTTACTTGATCTGTTGACCAAGTTGCAGATATAGTTGCTCCGGTTTGATAGGTTGTTATTTCAAGATCACACCCGTCGTAGTCGTCCCAATCTTGTTCGAAGAAAGTTCCAATTACAGAAAGTGATTGACTAACCAATAATCCATCAGGAAATAGTACACGCGCTGGTTCATCTACAGGTATCACCAATCCTGAACTAGGATCAACTACTACAACTTTTTGAGGCTTCTGTGTCTGTACCATTAGTTTCCTTTAACCTTTTAATTTATTTATCAATTACCAATTAGCACTAGTTTAGCTTAGGACGTGAAAGAGAATGCATTTTCAGGGGTTAGATATCCTATGGCGTAAGCCTTACCAATAAAAGCTGTGTTTGTATAAGCAAAAGCATCTACAAATGGTATACTATTAGTATGATTGATGGTAAGTGATGCCCCCACATTTATTGACATAACTTGCTCTTCCAGTCCGGAAATACCAATCACCGTTTCAATTGCACTGCCATTATTCACAACCGATACTGATATTACGCCATCCACCGATCTAATTATCTCGACATATCTTAAAGCATCACCTATTGTTACTATGGTTATTGGTGCAGTTTGCCCTATTAAGGGAGTGTATCTAATCGAAAATAAACTATCTTTATATCGATCAACTGAAACGCTTGCATTACCACTAATAGTGAGTAATCCAGAAGATAACGTTATCTTTCCATTTGATTTATCGGTTGCATCAAAATGAGAAAGCCATGTAGAATTATTAGTTCCAGCGTCCGTACTAATAGCATCATAATCAATTATTAATGATGACGGCGCTGTAGTTGTTCCACTCCATAGGTTTACACCGAGAGTTGTCGCAATTGCGTTCTGTATGTATCTATGTTGATTAGTTGATAGAACTACGGCATAAGCCTTTATAAAACGAATTATTGCTTTTGGAGCCAAGAAAGTTGTGCTTAAAGCGCGAGGACTTGCTAAAGAAAGTTTTTCTGATGAATTAAGATTTACAGGAACAAACCCAAAAGATAATGTTGTATTTGTGAGGACACCATCAACCACCAAGTACACATCAACATTTCCAGTAGAACCATTTATAGAAATTCCTATATACACGTCTTTGTTAATTGGTACGGCAATACCGCTATCTACTTGTATAATTGACGTTCCATTATATAAACCAATTGATAATCTACCATTCTGTCCATCAACTGCACCGGTTAATGTGACAAGAAAACCGCCATTATTAGCCACTGGACGGCAATCTAATAAAGCGCAAGAAGCTGTGTTATCGAAACGCCCAAATATTCCAAAAGAGACTGCATCTGTGATTAATGTAGACACTAGTTCGACACTAGACATTTTTGTTAGATAATCACTTTTGAATGACTTATATGGTGACATAACGATTGTGGGACTTATTAACGCGGTAGATTTAGCTCTACTACGCATTCTCTTATATTTTGGAACATCAACAACTACAGTTCGCAAATCAGAAGGGAAGCCACTAGGAAGTTGAGATGTAGAGTAGACAATATAAAGTTTTCCATTTCTTATTCTTGCGGTAGGATAGCACGGCGCATTGTCTACTAGATCATCTGAAATGGAAAATCCCGGAGTGAATGTACCGCCATCTAAGCTAGTCCAAACTGTTAAAGCCCTTCTATCTACTTTTGAGCTAGGCAATGCAGCCTTAACGTTGTCGTTTAATATCATAACTGATGGAGCCACACCAAAATCACTGTTAACAATAGTACCTCTTGATGATATAGTTTCTACATTTGCAGAAGATAATGAACCAAATGTAGTACCACCATCAGTGCTAATAGCGGTATATAGCATCATATTAATAGCTTGTTCCGCATACAAATTTCGCACAAATAGCCGTATTTGACCATTTGATTGTATCGATATAAATGGTTCCCACACACATCCTTCTGCGCCAGATACAGTTACTAAACCACCTCTCTGCCATGTAACGCCGCGATCATCGGAAATTAGAACTCCAGCTAATTTAGCGCGAGCAAAAAATTCACTAGTCGTCACATCAACGGGAACAGAAACGGTTACTGTTCGAGATTGGAAAATTACTGGACATAAAATTCTTCCCGAAGAAAGCTCAATAGGATCACCAGTGATAAATGCTTGCTCATAGAGAGTACCGTTAATCGTTGCTGGAGCAACATTAAGTTTTTCATTGGTCCATTTACCATCAGGGTCCGATAGTCTGGAAACATATGTTCCGTTACTACCATCTACAGCCCCTTCATTCATCCAAAGAGCATGTAGGACATCATCTATTACTATAGTACCGGGTTGCCATTGTAGAACATTTGAAGACACGGCAATGGGGTTGTTTGCATGAGCACTATCTGAAAAGGCGGGTGTTGGAGAATTCCACGAAACGAAGTCTACCGATTGTGAGGATATTATTGATTGTGGTCCAACTGCTTCAGAAATAGGAGAAGCATTCCAAAGACAAAACCATCTGTTGCGAAACCATTGCAAGGAAGCATCATGATTATATTTCAGAGATTGTGAAGCACCTGATACAATAGTCCCTCGAATTATTGTTGGATTTTCATAAGAAGGTGCTTTGTAACGTCGAAATGCAAGAGCGTATGACATATCAATTTCTTATTAACTTGGCTGTAAGCACAATACGAGCGGTTGTTGTGGTAGTTATTGTAAAGGCAGAACCATTTCCAGCAAAATAATGTGCTATATGTGATATTGGTAAATCAACTTTATCTGCTGCCGAAAAGCTCCAAAAATCAAGAACATTCGCGCCTTCTTTAATTGTTAGGTCATTGGCTCCAAAAATCTGCATACGAAGATAATGACATCTAACAAATGTGCCAGCACCACCACCAGCTAGGATATTTGTTGTAGAGACTGTATTAATATCAAGGCGAATAATGTGTGTCCAAGGAGTGGTTTTGTATAGAGCTTCAACTGTAGGTAAAGATAAAGATGAATCCTTTTGGCCTACAGTCGGTAAACCGATACCACCAAGAACATTCACAGATACAGGAACTGAATAATCAAGTGGAACACCATATTGATCAGTGATAGAACTTTTCTGTGGTTTCTGTGTCTGTACCATTTGTTTCCTTCAATCTTTTAATATTTATCAATAATCTACGGGTATAGGAGTTGACACGCGAGAAACTAAAGTGGTGGCTGATAATTCAACATTTGCATACTGGACTGCTAACCATTGTTCGTTGTTTTGCTCCCCATATCCACCAAACTTGTAATATGGTCCAACGGTATCATTCATCCCCATATTGATTCCTGTTAGATTTATAACCTGTGTCCCATCTAACCATAAATCAAGTTGAGCATCATTACTCCAGCCGAATCTGCATCTCATAACACGCCTATGCCATGTCAAGGTAGAAAATGGATAATTTGTCAATCTAGTGGTATGTGCCCATGAAGTAGCTTGTGTTGCACTAGACGCAAAAGCCGTGTATACAGTTAAACCACCTGAACCCATTTCCATAATTACTGGAGGAAAGCCAGAAAAATCCCCTGCATCTTCAGTTTGGTGAAATTGTCCAATTCCGATATCAGCCGTTAGTGGTCCTGATGGTTGTTCAATATAAACCCAATCCGATAGCCAGACATCAACTCCACTTACTGTTTCTTTTTGAGAACATTGCAATTCTGATCTTATTCTATCAGTTTGTCCTAAAACGTAATCCCCCGGCTTTGCTTCGAAACGCCACCTTGAACCGCGTGTAAGATTTTTACCTAAAGCGTAACTAGCTCCAGAATTTTGAACGAAATAAATTCTTCCATTTACATCTTGATTACCCGTTCTGTTTTCAAATGATGAAAGAGGGCGAGAGGTTACAAGGGTCATCTATACACTACTGTTAAATCTGTTGCACCTGATGTGACAATTGTCAAACCAGTTGAAAGCGCAATGTCAAATGCGTAGCTGCCAATTACAGATGTATCTAAAATACCAACTACGGTTCCACTACCTGTGGTGCTATCATAGATAGTTGCTGTAGAAGATGCCACAGCTTTATTAACTACAATTCTAGCCATCGTTGCTGAAGAACTTTTCACTGTAGTTGTGGTAGCTGTGGATATATGACTATAAAGCCCTCCCATTGATTGAGTGAACAGACCAAAAAGATTACCACGCGCACGGTCCATTGTGGAGCCATTAAAATATTCAAGTCCAGCACGAACGGATAAACGATCTGTTGTGGCGCTTGAAGCATCTCCTAATTGAGATACGTTAGCACCAGCCGTTCCATCGCGGGACATCAATTGTACTAAGAATGCTCCACGCGTGCCTAATTGAGCTTCACCACGTTGACCATTGGTGTAAGTTGGTAATGAGCTATTGTAAACACCACCAATTTTTACTGGTGGTGTTCCATCATCAGTTGTCCCTGAAGCTGATGTGCCGACCACAGCAGACCAATTAACAAAAATTCCATTCTGATCTACTACAGTAATTTTGGCTGGCTTTTGGGTTTGTACCATTTAGTAACTCCAAGTTCCACCAACGAAAATAAAGGTTAGATCAGAGTCAAACGTGCATAGTAAATCATCAGCGACACTATCGATAGTTTGACCATTTCTAGCAATTGTTAGATTATTAGTGCTCCAACTATTACCAACTACACGAACCGTATCACCAGCAGATGGTGAAGCTGGTAGAGTAATTGTGAAGACACCAGCAGAAGTATTAGCCAAAATATAATCTCCGCTTTGCGCTGTATAATTAGCTGTAGATAATATTGGTACGCTGGAGGCAATTTTTAAAACCTTGCCATTTGTACCCATAACTTTAGGCGCCCCACCCTCCACATATAAAACAGCACCTCCAGTTGGGGCGGATGTTGGCGCTGTTACTACTTCTTTAATAGCTACGCCACCAACAGCACCTCCAACAGTAGTAGTTTTACCATTGCCTAGGTGTACCATTCCATCTGATGCCGCTGTTATTAATTGTCTTACGTTAGAAGGGGAAAGACCGGAAATAATAGCCACATCGCGACCACCACCAGCATCACTTAGAATTGTTCTAGTTCCATCATAACCAATACGTGTTCTACCGTTTGCTGTATAAAAATAGCTAGGCTGTCCATTGGAAAGCCCTTGACCAATTCTAACGTTAGGTGAAGAAATTTGAGCATCAGACTGAGACCTAGGGAAATAAGTCCAACCAGCCGGAAATACGGTATGTGCGATATCATATCCACTATGGGATATTAGGTTAGAAGCGAACCCATCAGGAGCATTGGTGGCGTCAATTTGTAGCTCAACTGGAGTTGCACCAGAATCCGCACCAAATGTAACGTTATCAAGTCTAAACTGGCGTCCAGCTTTGATATTGAGACAGAAATTTGTAGCAGCAATACGAGTATTGAAAATACCACCACCAAAAGGACCACCAACAGTTCCTGTATTAGTACCTAATTCAACGGCAGTTAGACATCCCTCAATCCAGCAATTAGTAATCCAAATTTGGTTAGCAGGAACGCTAACTTTAATAACAGTTTCGCAAGCGGCGGCTCCGATTGCGGTACTAACGAATGTGCAATTATCGAATGAGAAACCACCTGTAGAAGCACCAGCGTCAACATTAAAATGTCTCCAACTGTTACCAAAACGGCAACCGATGGCATAATTCATGATAGTATCAGACTGAATAATTTCGCCTAGATTATTGAAATCACAGTTTATTAGACGGCAATCTCCGCTATTATTTCTATATTGAATACCAATCTGTGTATGATACGTT